CTAGTTAGGATCTGTACTTTCTTTAAGTCCACTAGTCCGTGAGCTGTAATATTAATGTTATCTGTACCTGTGGTTACGTCACCATCTGTGAAGTTACTAGTGTATTGCGCAACTGTGAGAGCATTAGATGCAGTCTGCCTAGTTACAGTATGTGTGCCACCACCTGCGGCTGCTGTAATATCAACGGCACCTGCGCTGGCTGCACCTTTATGAAGTAACCCATTCCCTCTTGTACTAGCGAGTTTAAAATTATCATTATCAACTCCTATCACCCAATAGTCAGTAGTCAGTGCAAGACCTGCTGGTAAAACACCAGTGGTTGTAAGTTGTATTCTACCACTAAGCCCATGAGCTGTAATATTAATGGTATCTGTACCTGTAGTTACATCACCGTCTACAAACGTAGCAGTAAGAGCCTCAGTTAAGACAGTAATCTTATCATCGTTAACCAAGTGAGACCAAGATACCATGGAGTCCATCGCAGCTATCGTCTCGTTCTTATCTGACTCAGTGTCAGCCTCAGCGATAGTAGCTGAGAGGTAACGAGGCACTGATGTTTCAATATGCCTTACACCATTGTGGTTACTTACTACTATTAGTCTTCCAGGGATCGTACCTAATGCAGGTAAATTGATATTTACAAAACCTTGCCTCATGTAAGTCACTGACTCTATTAATCCTACTGAGTCATGGCGAGTCCATGCTTTCATTTTATGCTCAGGCTCATATGTAAAGCTACTCATTGTACCATCGCTAAAGACAATCCAAAGTAAAGGAAATTCACCTTCTTCAAAAGCCCAAGATACAACCTTACTGCTTTGGAATAAATGATTGCTGAAAATACTCAGCTCTTCACCTATGTAAGAAGATAATTCAGCAGACCAGAAAAGTCGTCTAACAGTATTTGTCAATGAATCTATGAACAGTACTCCACCAGGTACAGCAATAGGTGGAACGAGTTTATCTATGACCCAGTTACCCTTTTTAACAAGAGTTATATTTGTAGGGGAGAGTCCACCAGTTTGTAAGAACACACCCTTGGTCGTAAACACTACTAAACCATCACTATCAATTACGTGAAGTATTTCAGCGAAACCACTTGACCCTGTTTTAAAATCTAAAGCTGAGTCATCACTTAAAGGATACTCACGAAGGAATGATTCTGTCTTACCTGTACGACTAGTTGTAATAGTCTCACCTGAGACTAACAAAAGTCTTTGTTGGTACAATAACCCTGCACTTGGTACTAGGTCTTGAACGGTATCAGTGGAACCTGCATCTAATATAGAATCTGTAAAAGTAGGAGGTGAGTGAGAGTAATCGGCAGCTTGACCAAAATCTGAAAAGCTTGCAACAAGATCACCAGAAGAATTAGTATACGTAGTGGTGCTGCCTATGTAACCGTAAGCACCGCCTCCTTGAGGTCTTCTGTAAATTTTAAATTCATTATATTTATCTCGAAGACCCCATGATGATGTGACAGTAACATTAATTGTATTACTTTGAGATGCAGTGATAGGGAGCTTGCGAGTACTCGCTCCTAGTATTTCAATTTCTACACTTTCAACTCTAGACACTACAGCCGTGGCAACATAATCCACGTAGCGACCTGTAGGTGTACCTACCGCCGTTACTCCTATTGTGTTAGGGGCAGGTACCCTATCGAAAAAGCTTGTAATGAAAGCTGTCAGATCCCCAGCATTCACTAGTTGCAAAACACTAGAACCCTTGAGAAATATTAAAGTGAGATCTGCATCTATATCTACGAATCGAATATTAGGTAAGTCATCTTCTGTTAAAGCGTGAGCTTTTTCAACTAGGAGAGTCCCGTCGAGAGTATAAATCCTCACGTACAAGTGACCCCATTCTAGGAATGTACCTTTGTCGGGAGAGCCATGTATTAATACTTTTCTACTGCTAGTTTTACACTGAACTAGCCACTTGCGACCAGGGCGTGAAAGTACACGACCAGTCTTGCCGATAATTACATTACGAGCAGTAGATAAACCTGCCTTATACTTATCGAAGTTGGTTCTCTCGTGCAGAGCAGGGTCTAACTCCCCTGAAGTAAAACTTGGTATTACCTTGAGTGACATTTAATCCATCCTTGCCTGAACGAATTCAGAATCAACAATGTCGTCATCGAAATTAAAATTCTCTCTATGGTCTCTTTCTTGAGCCTCAGCCTTAGCTACTACATACTTCTTCTCAATTTCTTCTCTGAGAGTTCGTGCGCCTCTACCTACGATGAGGGGAGCACCAAGTATAGCTAAACGTGCAGCTATACATAAAACCGCGTCAGCGCCGAGTGTGGCAATGCTAACATTATTTGGGATGATCTCCGCAACTGCATTCACTTCATTAGTGTAAATTGTCTTCACACCAGAGACTGTAAGGACTCTCAAAAGTATTCGAGTAGTCTTATTGTCTTTGAGAGCTGACGATTTAATTCGGCGAAGATGAACACAAGTGGCAGGGTACGTATAAGAGTAGAGCCAGTCATCTGTAGGGTTAGTTCTGATCAAAGCCAAGGTAGCATCTGAAGACGTTGAACCCAGGTCCATATCTGTAAGAGCTGTCTCGAGAGCTATGTCCCAATGAGTGTTTAAAACTTTGACTTCGTTTGAGGTGTCAGTAGCAGTGTCGGCTGTTTGGCGCTGTAGTAAGAGTAACCCGAAAGCTAAATTATATATTTTCTCTTTGGTATAGCTCATTTCTCTCGCCTTCCACTAAAGCGGAGAGTTACCTAACCGCTCGTGTTTTCTTTAATTCTGCTATCTTCGCATCGAAAGCTTCTTGAACTTTCTCGTTTGAACATTTCATCCATGTTCCCATCTCGTCTTCAGATTTGATCAGGAACTTGTCGCCTTCAACTTTGCGATGGCTTCCGTAAAACCCAGCACGTAGAGCAACTACTTCAAGCCCTTGGACTGGAGCTGCCATTTCTGGCTCTTCCACTTTAGGAGCTATAGGTAAATTTAATGTCTCTACTTTAGGCTCTTTTGGAGCTTCAGGTTTCGGCATCTCTGGCTCTTGCGTTACCGCAGGAGCCTTTGGTTTTGGCATGTTATCTCGATTACTCACTTATTATACCTCGGCTGTTACAACTTTTGCGAATGATTTGTATCTAGGCACTTCGTCTGAAGGCACTAACCAAACATCTGCGGTTAAAGTTGTTGTACCATTGGCAATGGTATTTCGGAAACCTAAATGTAACCTATCCATTACTCCCTGAGGAATTGGAATTTCATGCACTGAGCCAACAGTTAAGGCGGCAGCAAGTACAACGATAGAAGCCAAGACTTCAATATTAGTGGTAAGAGCAGTAACATCTGCTTGAACCGCTGCGAGAGTGTGAGTTGAACCAGCACCAGCAGCTACCGTGGGTATAACGATAATTGAGTATTGGCGTCCGATACTAATATCTTGCGCAGCACTCTGCTTCTGGTAAGAATTCGTTGACACTGCTGTAGCAGTCCATGCTTGAGCAGCGCTTAATTGATTTTCAATATCCCATCTCATTAGTCAATCCTCCGATAAAAATTAAACTTCACTTAAAAAAAGGGCGTCTCCACCCTTAGTTCTTTCTTAAGATTAAGTAGTCACTCGAGCTTCAGAGTTCAACAATGCGTCTGAACGTCTGATTGGTAAGCCCAAGAATGTCAATACTTTCTTACCTTGGTAATTATCATAAGTAAGACCGGCACCCGCGCCCACTTTTGTAAGTGATTGTTTATGAAGAGCAGCTTCGATGGTTCTATTTACATAGAAAACACCTTGACCATTTTCAGGGTTATGGATTTTATAAAAAGCACTGATCATCAAGTCGATCAAGTCAGCAGCCGCAGCTCCCGAAACAAGATTCAAATAATCAATGTTAGCGATTCGAGAGCCCTGACGGTAATCTTTGATTACTAAGCCGTGGTCAATTTCGAATTGCTCTTCGTAGCCGTAAAAAGTACCAGCATCACCTGCTGAATCTAAGGCTGCGATTTGAACTTCTTTATTTCCAGCAGAACGATCTGTGCGTTTCAAACCGGTTTGAGTACCCTTAGGGTAAACACCAAAGATTGAACGCTCGCCCCAGAAACTTAATAGGATCGAAGTATTATCTGATCCAGTTCCACCCGCATCTACTATTTGGTTATAAGTAGGCTCGCTAGTTGCAAGAGTTGAATAAACATCGAAGAAGCCAGCAGTCTTTAAAGGATCTGTTAATGGTGATCCATAAATAGTCAAACTAGCGTGCTCTTGAGCGTGCGCTTGGATGTGACCTTGTGCTTGGTTCCAACGGTTATAACTGATTCGATCCATTCCACCACGTTTTGCAACGGCAGCATCAATTTGAGATTTTGACTCAAAATGCGCAGATGAAAAGGTTCTTTCTTCAACAGTCGATTTACTGGCTGGAATCGCTTGGTTGGCCTTACGGTAGTAAACCGCAGGAAGAGCCGAGCGAATGTCTTCTTTATGAATAGTGCCTTCGTTCATCTCCATGTAGGGGATGTCGTTAAGCATAGGATTTTCTTGAGCTAGAACCTCGGCAACTTTACCGATTTGCTTATTCTTACTTTTCGCAACGTCAGCAAGTGTTACGAGTTTTGTTCCGAGTGCAGCCATTTAATTTCTCCCATTAAGATTCATTCGTAAAAGGCCAAGGGGTCATCTTCCTTAACCTCCGGCGCTGGTGGTAGTGGATCACCTGTAGCTAGAGTTTTAGCTCCGTACAGGTGTCCGGCCAACTTCGCCAGGTCTTTCATAACATAAGGAGGCATCATTGCGTCCATAGCTGTCAACTGTTTTTTAAGGTTAGGCATGAAATCCTCGACCACCTTGTGGACTTGCTTAACATTAAAGGCAAACTTTTCCCCACCAAAGTCCTTATCTGTCTTCAACTCCTCGAACCACTCTCTGCGAGTCTCCACTAGTCTATTCTTGGCATCTTGGGCATCTTGAGCGGCGTTAGCAGCTGCTTGAGCTTTGTCAGCTTTGAGGTCATCTGCATAAGCCTGACCAACCTTCTCATTAACGCCATGCTTCTTAACAAACTCATTCACCTTGGCTTGAGCGTCCTCATCAAGGCCCACTAAATCTAGCTTGATCTCTTTGCCATCAACGACAGGTGGCTCGTCTTTAATAGGAGGTTTGACCTCTTCTGAGGGCTTTTCTGGAGGTTTTTCAGGGTCGTACCCTGTAATGTTTTCTCCTTCGATCTCTTCTTCTGGGGGCTTCGGGTTTTCTTTGGGCGGGACGACTTCGTCTGTTTCTTTCGCTCCCGGTTCCTCGATGATTTCATACCCGTCATCGTCAAATTTCTTCTCTCCCGGTACAGGCGTAATGTCTTGCACTACTGGTGTAGCCGGTGGCTCAACAGGTGGAACTACTGGGGGTATATTACCACCGCCGACACCACCACTTACTACGTCTGTAACTTTATCCCTCTTGAATTTCTGCGTAAAGAACATCTTGCTTCTCCTTCTCAACTTTGGCCAAAAGTGCAGCTGCAACCTCTACGTTGGCTTCCGACAAGAGTTTAAATATAGAATTACCAGCTCTTAATGAGCCGACTCGTTCTATCAATAACTCGCCGGTTAACCCTACTTCAGGTAACTCCGCAACATCTAGCGTTTTAATTAAATATTTGAATACATTCTTACCTGATACTGAGGCAAGTACAGCTCGAAGATCGAGCAAAACATCCCTGTGCTCGATCCTCATTCTGATTTCTTCTGGTGTTATGCTTGGTTGTTCCATACAATTTTAGTTTACGTCCGTGATGATTCCATTTGTGCTTATTACAGCCCACAAGTCATTAGCCACAGCTTCTAACACAAAACCTGCCCCAACATCGGTACACCTCAAAGCATCTCCAGCAGAAGGCGCTAAGACAGTCGTAGTGTTTGTACCTGTAATAGACCCTGTGATACCAATGACATCAGTTGCATCTGCTGGATCGACATCGAAGTCATCAGCCGTCCCACACACAAAGGTGTATCTACAACCAAGGGCTGTCGAAGCTTCGGGTAGGACAATGACATCTGCACTGTCACTTACGATAGTTGAACCGCACTGAGCAAGAGTTAAGGAGCCAGTTATACTTGCGACTTGCGCCATTAAGAATCCACTTAAAGCATCTCCACCGTCACCAGTCACAGCACCGCTTAAGATACTCGCTCCACTTACAGTTAGGGTAGTATAAGAAGGTGAACCTGCTGAGGTCATGACAAACTTACCAAAACTCCGTGAGCAAGATAAACCTGTACTACATTGGATCTGATTAAATAACTTCAAACTCGTTGTGCCGTTAATTCCTTCAAAAGCTTGTACTGTGAGTGAGGTGAAAAACATCACCAATAATAACATTAATTTTCCCATCTTAATCTCCCTTGATTATTAAATTTTAAAAAGTATTACCAACCTACTATAGGTGCCTTAAAATTAAACTTTAACCCATCATTATCTGCAAACACACTTCCAGCTAGTGGTGCGGGCCCTATGATAAAGCTCATAGTAGTAGTCGAAGCATACTGGACCATTCCATCAAAAGTAGTATTACCACTATCAAACCAGACAGCAGCGCCAAGGATAGAAGCTCCAGCATTGCCTGTAGCAGTGCCTCCAGCTAAGAAGTCTGTGTCCATTACTTTCGAGTCTGGGATTGTCACAGTGAAAGGTGAACCGGAACCCGCGCCTCCCCAAAGAACCACACACTCGCCTATCATAAATTTACTATCTCTATACCATGAGCAAGTAGCGCTGGTCACATTAGTGGCAGAATCTACAGTCACAGCTGAAACAGTAGGCGTTATGTTCCTGACATTAGTGGCTTTTTCGTTTGATATTACGGCTCCAAGTGCATCGAAACTAAATAGTAATAAAAAGATTAATGAGAAACATTTCACTTAATTTCCTCCTGATTGGTTTACTTGCAAGCCTACATTCTTGGCAGCGATAGATTTCTTAGTTAACTCTTCTATTCCTTGCTGCCTCTCTTGCTGTGCTAGCGCCTGTTGTCTCATGGCCTCAACCTTCTCGGAAGGGTTATTAAGTCCAGCAGGTAAATATAAACGATCCTCGTAAATGTCAGCGAGCTTGTCAACGTTGAGTTTGTCTAAAGCCGCAGGATTTATTTGTGCTACATCACTGATCATCGCCACATATCTATTAACCGCAGGTAAGTCAGCAGCTTTTTGAGCCTGCGCGAATACTGATATAAACTCAGGTCTTAAAAATTGACCCTCAAGATCCCGAGGAGGTGGAGGCAGTAACGGATCAACGTCGAGCACGAACTCCATCACAAAGTCAATTATGGGCACATTATATGTCCAATTAAGACTCTGTAAATTAGGCCCTATGACAAGCTTCTGCTCATCCACTACAGCCTGTGTCTCAGTAGCCGTCCTAGTCTTAGGGTTACTACTTAAAAACAGTAGGAAGTCAGCGTAGTACAGCTTATCAACCTGTTGCCTCATGTCTCCTACATCTTGAATGAGTGCGCCTATTGCAGGGTTAATTTCAAAAACCGGGCGCAACCCTTTCTGTGCTATCGACTTGGCATCAAGGGGGATGAAACTGTTAGAAGCTGTAGTGATATATGATTTTCTTAAATTGGCTGGACCTTGTAAAGCAGGTCTAAGCATCTGTTCGAGGGCTTGATCTTTACCAATCGCTTTCTTATTGAGGGATTTGATAAGGCCAAGAGCATCGGTAGTAGGGCCTTTTTCTCCCCATTCGAAATTGTTCGAGGTAGTTGATCTGCCCACAATGAATGGTTTTCTTTTCGATCCTGCAACTTCGAGGTATTTACCTTCGTCTTCATTAGCTAATTCCGTGTTGTCTTGACCATCCTGGAATAAATCCCCTCTACTCTCACCAGTCTCATAAGTCATGGCTATCCACTTCTTATTAAGTAAAGCTTGAGGTTCTTCAGGATCAAAGTCGTCGTTTTCTTTAATTACTTGTACAATTTCAATAGTTTGAGTGTAGTTACTGTCTTCATAGAGCTTCTTCACACGATCTGAGATGTTAGACCAGTCACGTGAACCATTCTCTTTTCTAGGACCGTATCTATCGACAAGGGCTTTGACACTTAATGACAGTTCTCTAACTAGAACTACAGCCTCAGAATAACTATTATTAATTACAAAATATGAACCAGGTATGAGTGTGTGGAAATATAACTCTCCACCAGGAAGCTCCTCAACATAATGAGCCCCACTATTTACGACACCATAGTCATAATAGAACTCACCAGCAGCGTGATAAAAGTTAGAAGCTGACAGAGTTTTTAAGGTTCTTCGAGTCAACTTATCGAGCCATTGATGATTTTCAGGTACTAGATTCTTCTCTGCGTCCCCAGTACCAAGTCTAAACCATGGCCTGTTGGCTGACGTATTGCCTTCCAAAAACCCCGCTACATACGAGCGCAAGGCTAGTACATGAGTAGAGTCAACAATGTGTTGATTCTTTCTCTCACCTTCAACTTGCGATAAAAGCCAGTTGTTACGATGAGGTAATGCCCATTTGCAAGAGTCAACCCAAGTGGAACGGACTTTGTCAAACCGTTGCCTAGCTTGGTATCTAAGGTATTCACATTGTCTTTTAGTATATGGATATCTCATCATAGCCCTAAGAAGTTTTGTTCATCTGAGCCTATAAAATCTCGCCCACCACCAAGGTCTGAGTTAGTGCGTGACCTACTCGTGCTTGATCTGTTTCTACTAATTTCTGCTTGTCTAGACCTGTGAACGTCAGTTAGAAAGTCTCTTTGAAGTTTGTCATCTCGCAGACCTTCCCTACGCTTCTGTTCAAGTAAGAACCTATCATTACCCTCATTAAGTGCAGCTCGTTGAGCGTTAGCTCCAGTCAATTCACCTACGAACTCTTTACTCTGATTTGTTACAGCACCAGGAGTAAAGCGACCTGTCTCTTCATCAAAGCCTACTAGGCCATACGTAGCAAATTGAGTAAAAGCATTAACCGCTCCACCGAGGTCTTCCTCTACGAAATTAGTCGCTTCATCAACCACTCTTTCAAACTCTTTAAAAACATCGTCTAAAACTCCCATATAGACACCCCGCTACGCATCGCACTATAAATTATGATGATTGTCTATATAGTAGATCTAGTCAATGGCTAATTGTATAAGTCATCGTGGTCTTCTTCTACGTAAGGTGAATCGTGTTTAGGCATTTTTATGGATGTTTGGCCAGTATAAAGCCCAGCTTGTTGATTAGATTCATTCTCCCATTTACGCTCTTGAATATCCCTAGCAAAGCCAAGAACAAACCCATCAGCAACATCGGGCGATTTACCCACACGAGTCTTAATATCTAGCTTAGGCTCTGCCATCTTTTTACCATGAGTCTTATGTCTAGTCCCCTTGGTCCAGCAAAGCTGCTTTTTAATGTCGTCGATCCACTTCTCGTTCTCAGCATCCAAAACTCCACCAGCTATCAACCACTCGTTACCCTGGTAGTACATCTGAGCCCTTATATTACCGTACTCACTGTCTTTAAAGTCCATGGCATCTGTTGGAGTGTTCGAGAAAGCAATCAGCTCCCAGCCGGTCTTCTGAGCGTTATTAGCCAGAGTCATAATACCAGTACCCTCACCTTGATCTATGTGAACGGCATCCACTTGCAACTCTCTCTCCCAATGACACAGTCTATTGAACGTATGCTGGTGATCGGCTTGTAAGTCTCTAAGCTTATATTTGTCTAACATCTTGGCATAATTACCCTGCTTATACCAGATGGTAGTGTCATCATCACCCTTCCAGGCAGGATCGCACATGAGTATGCACGGGAGCATTTTCACACTGTCTACTTTGAACTTCTTCCTGCGCTCTAGGGCTGCGACCACACTCTCTAATTTAATGATCGAGTCTTTGGCTGTCTTACGAGGAAGCCCTCGCACGCGCACCCTGAAGTCGTCGTCGTCCTCATCTCCACCGGCCTTCAACAACCAGTCTTTTATCTGTTGTGGATCAATATGCTTCAGCTCACGAGTATCAATTCGCCTGCTCTTCCACAGAGGTGAATCCATGTTTTGCTCAAACTGTGACTCAGGGTCATCCGAGTTACCAAAGGCCAAGAATAGTTTAATTGTACCTGTCTCTGTAAAAGCACCCTCAGCGTAATCCCAAATTACAGATGGGATACCTGGAGCCTCCTCAAAGATATATATGATTGCTCCACCTTTATTATGGAGCCCTGAGATACTAGCAGGTGATTGCTCATTCCAAGTCACTGCATCAAGCCGCCATGTCTCAGCTAGCTTAGCGTTCTTGGCTTTTATAGATGTTCCAAATTTCTCAAAGAAGAACTCACTAAACCTTGCGTGACGAAACCATAAGTCATACTCAGGCCATACGATTGAATTCATCTGTGGTTGAGTATTAGCAGTGATCCGTCCTCTAAGCCTTTGTGTGTACATTAACATTAGATATGTCATTGCACCCCAGGCTGTCTTCGCAGCTCCGTTACCAGAGGATATGCAAAGCCTGTAGGCTCTGTACCTAGTCTTAGGTGAGCTTAAGTGAAGTGAGAGTTTACGCCACTCTTCAAGCTGCCAAGAGTAGGGTCTGAAGTGCTCTAGTGCATGTCCCTTTTGTCCAAACGGAAATAATAGGTACGCCAACTTACAGAAGTCATATCTGTTCTCATCAAGAGCTTTTTTAAAAACCTCAATGTCCTCAGGTGTGGGAATTGGCGTGTCGCTAATCATTTCTCACCCATCCCCTTCTTATATAATAGCTCTGTTAAATATGCTAACGGCTCGTGATTCGACTTATCTAATCCAACCCCTGCATTACCAAGTGCCCAGAAAGCTGCGTGGACACACTCATGTAGCATTGTAGTTTGACGTTTCATACCTCTACTGGCTTTGCAGTATATTACATGTACATTCTGGTCAGTCTTCTCGTGGTAAAAAGCTATGTGACAACCCTCTGGGCGGTTAGAGTCTGACTGATGAGCAAACCTCTTCTTCAACCATTTTTGAAAGTCATCCCACGACCACCCTACAATAAAGTAATATTGCACATAGTACATCTCGTCATAGAACCCTAAGACATTACTCTTTTTTACTGACATCTATTACCTTACTCTCTTCTACATCACGCATCTCTTGAGCTTGAGCATCTGCTAATCTAGTTGACTCAAGCAGTACGTCTTTCATATTATTTGCAATGTCATGCTCTATTCTCTTGGTCTCTTTAAACAAACTCTTCTCACGACCAAGTAAGTCCACTGCTTTCATCTTATCCCACATCTCTACTTCAATGATCTCACCACTAATTACTCGAACACCATTAGGATCCGTACTAAATGTATTCTTAACTTTAAATTTCTTAATTGCTCTACGAAACTCAGGTGACAAAGCTCTTAGACTCGTTTTATAAGTCCCATCCTCATCCTCTATCTCGCCGATGTCTACGAAAGCAATCTCTTTCACTTTCTCTACGACCTCACTGGCATCAAACCCATGTCGCATTAATGAAGCGTCTGTTATTTTACTAATGGCATTATGAATGTCGGGACGACGACGCAAAGCCTGCCCACTCTTCCAATGTATCCCCACCTCATCACACGCTTGCTTGTTATCTCTACAAGCCAAGTATGATTGAATGTAACGTAACACATTCGGGTCATCCCTGTGGTCAACACTCAACGTAGTGTCTAATATGAACGAGACTGACGACTGGTCTAAACTAGTGTCCTCACTCGTAGCTATGGCGGTTGTGCCTGGGGGTAATGGTATACTCATCTATATATATAGTATGTAAATTAATATAAGGATGGCAAGGGGAGTAAAAAAAAGCCCCTCTGACGCCGAAGCAATTGACGCCGAAGCAATCAAAAGGGACACACAAATGTTTGCAAGACCTTTACCATACTGACGCCTAAAACAAAAAACCCCTAGGCATAACTCTAGGGGTCTTGAGGTAGAGACAACTTGACCACTCTCTACTAGCGCGAAGCACTGGTGCCTCTGAGCCAAGTTACTTGAGTAAGGTATACAGCTAGGCCTTAGCAGTCAAGCGAGATAAGCTCAAAAATTTATACATTGTGTTAAAGGCGTTACAGTGTTGGGCGATACGTTAAAATATGTGGGGAATTCTACGATAAAATATGTGGGGGATTTTACGTACAATTTATCGGTAGAGGAGTTACACTACATTGTACAATGATAAAATATGTGGGGGATTTTACGTACAATTTATCGAGACGACCTTTTCAGGTTCCAGACGTTTTACAGATTTTTGACCCACCCCCCTTCGATTTTGAAAATCAATTACAATACCCACGCTACATTACAATACCCACGCTACATTTTAACGCTATATCTATTTCTAAATGTAGCGGCTGTACTGTACCTATTGTAATGTAGCGGCTGTACTGTACCTATTGTAATGTCGCGGCTGTACTGTACCTATTGTAAGAATGATAATGG